GATTCGAGGTAGCCATCATTGTGATGGCTCGTAAGAACGGGAAATCCGCTTTGGCCTCTGGAGTCGTATTGTACATGCTGGTCGGTGACTTTGAGGAGTCCGCTGAGGTCTATGGTGCCGCTGCTGATAAAGCACAGGCCGGTAAGGTCTACGACCCGTCCCGTCGTATGAAGGACTTGTCGCCCTACCTGACGGATCGTCTGAAGGAAAACAAGGCGCACAGGAAGATCAGGGATGAGCCTACGAACAGCGGCTATGAGATCATCGCTGCTGACGCCCTCTCAGCCCTGGGCCACAACCCGCACTGCTTCATCCTGGATGAGGTCATCTCACAGCCTAACAGAGACCTGTGGGACTCTCTGAGAACGGCCGCTGGTGCTCGTGCCCAGCCTCTATTCTTCGCTATCACGACTGAGGTGTCCGATGACTCATCATTCGGCGCTAAGATGATTGATGAAGGTGAGGCCATTCAGAACGACCCTGCCTCATCACCTCACACATTTGCGTGGGTGCGTAAGACACCCGACGATGTGGACCCTTGGGATGAGAGTAAATGGCATTTAGCCAACCCAGCCCTGGGCACGTTCAAGTCTATTGAGGGTATGCGTAAGCAGGCTGAGGAAGCTAAAACCGATCCTGAAAAGGAAAACAGCTTCCGACAATTCCAGCTTAACCAGCGTGTGCAGCAGGTTACTCGATGGATGCCGATGAAACGCTGGATGAGTCAAGGTGAGGCTCTATTTGATGAGTTTGACCTTGTGGATGCACCTTGTTTCAGCGGATTGGATATCGCCAGCACCACCGACTTGGCTAGTCTCGTGCACCTGTTCCCTCAGGAGGACGGAACATACAAGGTTCTGTGGCGATTCTGGACTCCTGAGGCCATGATCCCCAAACTAGACGACTTCACAGCCGGTAGAGCCACAGCATGGGCTCGTCAAGGGCTGATTTACGTCACAAACGGTGACTGGATCGACTACTTTGGTGATTCTGAAGGCGAATCACCCACCAACTTGATGGGTGTGCCAACTTCTCTGGCTATTCATCCTAAAATCAAGGATGATTTCAACAAATTCGACATCAAAGTCTTAGGATATGACCGTGCTCAGGCAACGGCTACAGCCCAGTTTATGGACAACGAGTTGAACATGGACATCAAGCCTATCACACAGGGTTTTGCGTTATCTCCTGGACTCAAAGAGATCATGCGACGCACCAAGGCTCAGGTCCTCAGTCATGGTAATCATCCTGTTGCCAACTGGAATATGGATGCTGCCGAGGTCAAACGTGACAACAACGATCGAATCCAGATCGTGAAGCCGAACAGAGGCTCATCTAAGAAGAGAATTGACGGCGTTGTTGCTCTTGCGAACGCTATTCAGGCTGAAATGACGTACGAAGAGAAGGAAGATGAGGAGCTAGACATTCTAAACTCCGTTTTCTAGCACATATGTTGCATTATCATTGCAATACCATTAAAAAACCTGTAAAATGTGGAAGAACGTTCTACACAAAGGTTTGTTTGTTGCTGGATACTGATACCAAAGCTAGCTTCATGGATAAGGCCAAGGGATACTTTTTTGCATTCCTTGGTCTTTGTGCTGCCCTCACAGGGTATATCGTCGGTTGGTCTAGAAACCCTGATTTGCGGGCCAACCTTCTAGGTGTCGCTGGGGTTGCGGCTATCTACGTCGGAGTAGATGGGTACTCCAGCGACATCGCCAAGATGGTTCTTGGTACATTTCTGCTCTTCGCTGCCTGGAGGAATGCTAGATGAGCCTACTATTCGGGAAGCGTAGAGACGTAACCGCACCTACTGCCGTCGCTGGAGCTGAAGAGCGTAGTGGCATCGCAGACTGGCGTGACATTGTATTCAATCGTCGCCCTACGGGGACAATGCCCGTCACCAATGAGCGACTTCTAACTCACTCGATGGTGTACTCCTGCGTAGACCTCCTGGCGGATATCGTCAGTGGGTTCCCACTGGATCGTTACAAGGACAATCCGCTGCCTGAGTTCGGCCCAGAGAGGGTCGAGGGCGGCGCTGATATGGTCGAAGACCCCAGCTCCGAAGACATCATGGATGCCGTCAACTGGCGTCGTCTCGTCGTTGTAATGTGGCTGATGCGTGGGTTCGCCCCTGGCATCGTCACTGGTATCAACAACCGATACCCGCACATCCCGTCTGGTATCGAGCTTATCCACCCTGATCGTGTCGGATTCATCCGAGATCGCCCCGACGCCCCCTGGCGTTACATGCTTGACGAGAAGGAAGAGCAACTATGGCCACGAGGACGGCTATGGATCGCTAACGGGAAAATGTTAAACCCGGCTGATCCCGTTGGTCGGTCCATCCTAGAGTTTGCTGCTGTGGAAGCGCAACTCGGGATGTACGCTCGACAGTTCGCCAGTGACTTCTTCCAAGGTGGTGGGCACCCCACAGCCATTCTCAAGAATGACAAGAAGGTCTCAGACATGGGCCTTGAGGAAGAGGGGGCCAAGCGGGTTAAGCAGCGCTTCATGGATGCGCTGAACGGCTCACGAGAGCCTGTTGTGATGACAGACGGATGGGCCTACGAACGTATCCAGATCCGTCCCGACGAGTCTCAATTCCTTGCCACGATCAACGCCAACCGTTTGATCGTGTGTAACTACTTCCGTGTCCCACCACAGATCTTTGGTATCTCCCCTATGGAAACATCTGGAGCTATCACGTATGCTAACGCTGCTGATCGTGGTCTGGACATGATGAAATTCACCATCAGTCCTTGGGTCAAGCGTATGGAGCTTGTTTTGAATCCGCTGACGCTGAAGAACGAGTACGTAAAGCTTGATATTGACGACTTGCTACGTGCCGATACTAAGCGGCGTTACGAGTCTCATGGTCTTGCTATCCGCTCAGGTTGGCAGTCCATTAACGAGGTCCGTGAAATCGAAGATCTACCACCTATCGCTGGTGGTAACCAGTACTTGTGGCCACCCAACCGGGCTAACGCCACCATTGAAGAAATGCAGGGTGACCCTGATATTGGTGAGAACCTTCCAATCACCCCACCAACGATCCTGGAATCGACCAGCGATCCTGATACTGTGACAGTTGCTACACCAGAAGGGGCTGTCGTGGAGGTTGATCCTGATGCCTAATATTAGCTCAAACGCACCGGATTGTGAGGGCTTCGCTGTTGTCAATGATGACGGTGGCGTCGTCGCATGCTACAAGTATGAGATGGACGCCCAGGCCCATCTGGAATCTCTAATTGCAGAATCTAACAGGAGCACACATGGTATGTTCGCTGTAATTCCGTCCGAGGATGACCGCAAGAAGCTGTCTAAAGAAGATAAGGGCGGTCTGTCAGCAGATGACCTCCACGTCACTCTGTGCTATCTAGGAGATGACGCTGCTGACCGTCTTGACGGTCTATCACGCAAGAACATGGAGCTGTATGCCGACAACATCAGCCACCACTATGTGGAGTTCGATGCTCATGTGATCGGACCAGCCCGTATGGGCGATGGTGCGATGGCGTTGCTAGTCGAGAGCCCTACGTTCAACCATATCCGTGATGATTTCCGAATGGCGTGCGCCGAAATGTTGCCTGCGGACACACATCCAAACTTCATCCCTCATGTCACCCTGGATTACAACGGTGATGTTACGTTTGAAGAGGCTGATGAGTTCACCGGCCAGACTATCCGGTTCAATGGAACTCGGCTGGCGATTGGTGACGAATTGAACGATTTCTTTGAGCTACTTCACCTTATTGTAGAGGAACCCACAACGTTTTCTGGGTCTGAGGGTGATCGCTCAAACGATGAAGAGATCGAGACTCGTAATGAGTCTGAAGAGACCACTGCCCCCGAAGAAAATCGGGATGATATCAACCCTGATGAATTCAAGGGGAAGCTTGACATGGATATTGAAGAAGCTCGCAATCGTGTTATGGAGGTCACAGCGTATCGGAAGACCGAACGCCTTGTGATGAATGACCACCGCAACCTACCAGAGCCAGTGCAAGAGCGTCTTGACGACGCTGGTGCTGAGATTGGCTTTGTGGATCGTGCTGGTCGTGGCCTGCAAGAGCTGCGGTTCCGTCCTGAGGTTCGTGAGCGTGAGGACGGCAAGTTCGACCTCCACGGATATGTGACGGTTTATAATCACAGTTACCCAATTGCTGGTGGTCCTCCGTATGGCTTCAATGAGACCATCCGTGTAGGCGCTGGTGATCGTACGGTTGCTGAACGTGATGACGTGCGGCTCCTGGTCAACCACGACGGTATCCCTCTGGCTCGTACGAAGTCAGGAACTCTGTTCCTGGAGTCTGATGACATTGGTATCTACGTTCGTGCCCCTGAGCTTGATCCTCGGTCACCACTTGTCCAGTCTCTAATTTCGGCTATGAGCCGTGGCGATATGGATGAGATGTCTGTGGGTATGCGAGTCCTCAACGAAGAGTGGGACGACGAGTACATGAACCGTGAGATCACTGAACTCATGCTGTTCGATGCTTCGGTCGTTACTATTCCAGCTAACCCTCTGGCTATGGCTTCACTTCGTGACGCTGACGATCCAAATGAGGAAGATGCAAACGAAGATGTTGACACCTCAGACAACGATAACGATACAGAAAACAACGCTGCTGACGACAACCGTACAAGTACTCCGATTGGCCTAGCTATGGCCCAACTGGATGCTCTGGATATCTAAAAATAGCGTCGCAAAACTGTAACATTCTTGATATAATTCAGAACAGACAGAACTCCGTAAGGACGACATCTAGAGGCTCCCCCTCTTTCCTGGTTGACGGATTAGTTTGTCGAAACATAACAAATTGATTCCCCTAATCAAAAGGATAATGATATGCTAGAACAACTGCGTAAGCAAGTTGCTCAGCGTCTAGCCGATCGGGATACCAAGGCAAAGGCTCTTCGGAGTCTCCTGGATGCTCCTGCGAGCGAGAATCGTGACCTGAACGAGGAAGAGACTCGTCAGTTCACCGAGGCCAAGGCCGAGATCGCTGAGATTGATACAGCCATTGACGAGCTTAACACACGTGTTGCTGAGCTTGAAGAGATGGACAAGCGTGACAAAGAGCGGGAAGACCTTGCCGCTTCGATTACTCCAAACGTGAACCCCAACCCTGTTGTGCGTGTTGGCAATGAGCCTACCACATACCGCCAGGACAGCGAGAACTCGTTCTTCATGGACGCCTTTGCTGTTCGTACCGGTCTTGGTGATGTCGCTGGCGCTGGTCAGCGTCTAGCTCAGCACGGCGCTGAGGTTCGGGCAGGTGCACACGGAACTAGCGCTCGGGTAACTCGTGCAGGTGCAGCTACAACTGACACCGGCTCATTCTCGTCACTAGTCGTGCCTCAGTACCTACCTGAGATGTTCGCTCCGAATCTGAAGGCCGGTCGTGTGACGGCTGACCTGGCAACCTCTCATGGGCTGCCAAGTGAGGGCATGAACATCACTATCCCTCGTGCCACCAACCCTACAGCGGTTGAAGCGCAGAGC